AGAGATGGACTGGAACGCAGGAATATTAAAATATGTGGCTGTTTGCATGCAGGCAGTTATGATCCTCATGACTTTCTCACTCATCAAAGGATGGACAGGTGGGCAGAACAGATCGAAAATGCATGGTTTGGAAACATTGTCGATCGAATTTACGTAGCCACAAATTTCCACAAAGAGCTGCTGTGCAAGAGTAGACTTGTAAATCGTGATAAAGTTATAGTGACTGGCTTTCCGCTGTTTCCGGATTTCCTTGTTTCGGAGCCACCATCCAAGGAAAGAATTGTAGTTTTTCCACATAGGCTCGACCCAGAGAAACAACCAGAGTTCTTTGATATGTTGTCAAAGAATCAAGAATTGCAGGACCAAGAATGGAAGTTCATCAGGACAAAAGACGTATGCAAGACAAAAGCAGACTATTACTGGCTATTGCACAAAGCGACATTTGCCATTAGTTTCGCAACACAAGAGACGTGGGGAATCGCAATGCAAGAAGCGACGTTATGCGGTGCAATGCCTATTGTCCCACGACGGTTAAGTTATCCTGAACTCTACCTTAGCAAATTCATTTTTGACACACAGGAACAGATAGTAAACAAGATTCTGTCAGAAGTACCCCGTGCGTATTTGGAAGTACAACAGGACCTGATAAAAACACGGGGGGAAGAAGCAATCCCCAAAATGATTGCGGATATGAGGGCAAACTATGGCAGCCTTTGATATGGATATAATGCTCGATTGTGGCGCTCCGAGTCTCTACAATCGTCTTTCCAAGAAAGAAAAATCGTCCGTTGTTATGGGTGCTACGTTTAAGGATCGAAAGTTTGACGATTTCAGTTATACCGAACAACCAGAATATAAACGATATAGAAATGCATACATTGAGTTTCTATTGCTCAATGGCAAGAGTATCGAACACTACACGAACCTCGACGTAATCAATAATCCAAGTCTTACGTGGCGCAATCAACAAGTGTTAGAACGTGCAGGATTGCATCCAATTCCTGTTTACCACATTGGCAGCAAAATGCCCGAGAAACATCTTCGTAGGTACGTAGAACGGTATGATTATATTGCACTAGGTGGACTTATTCCGAACAAGACGGACGTCATCAAAGAGCATTTAGATTATTTATTCAATGAGTACATTCTAGATAAGGATGGGTTCCCTAAAGTTAAGGTTCACGGATTTGCCTGCACCTCGCCATGGCTTATGTGGAGGTACCCTTGGTTTTCTGTAGATTCCACTACCGCAAGAAAACTAGCAATGTACGGACACGTTTACTTACCAACAATAAATGATAACCTGTCTGTAAAAACAGTTACAATCAGTTCTCGGCATGTTTCTCAGTTGAACAAGCCAATAGGTCTAATCTCGAATAGAAAGCTCAAGACTGTACCAAAGAGTGAACAACCTACTTTACTGGACGGTACCAAGAAACGTGTTATAGCACAAGCAGAGAAGATTGGATGTACGTGGGAAAACTTATGTGGTAATTATATGGAGCGAATGCTTTACAATCATATTTACTTTAGTCATCTGGTACATACGGAAGTACCACTCTGGCCTTGGTCATTTAAGACACGCAAATCAAAGAAGGGTGCAGATGAGTTGTTCAATCTTTATATTGCAGGATGCTTCTCAAAATCAGAAGAGGCTTGGTTTTGGCAAGAGCTTAGTCAAAGACCAGGAACAGAGAAGGCGTTAAAGAAACGTTTGCACAGTTTCTTCTACGCTAACCAGGTTAAGTATCTAATCAAGTTGAAAGAAGGAGAAAAGGAATGACAGGTTTAATAGCAGACCAGGAAGGATTATTCCGATCTCCAAAAGGAATAAAAGAGAGCGTTTTGTTCCACATCAAAACGGTACAGAAGTATTTTCAACCATTGCTCCAAGACAGCGATCTTAAATGTCAATTTCGCATCGGCGGACAGCCTTACTCTTGCAAAGAGTTACTAGACTTCCCAAATTGGGGCGAGTTAAGGAAGAAGATGAAGGACAACAAGGTAGGACTATGCCTGGAAGTGTTTCGTAAAGAGTCCACTGATCCCCCTATACTTATCCACGTTTTTGTCAGACAGTCTGAAGATGAAGTAGATGACTATCCACGTTACCATATACCAGTGTCCTTGCTAAAAGACTTGCCAGAATCAGCAATTATGGGAACCGTGCGTGGGCTATTGGCAAAGGAAAGGATCCACTTCTGTATACTGCCCTTACGACGCGATGAACCTTTTCTATTTTGGGCCGACTTGTATTCTTCCATTGCAGAGGAAAATCAACGTCTTACTTCCCGCTTCCTTAATAAACGTAAAGATCGGCTGATAACACTCGTGGCAGCAGGACGGGGTAAGTATATGCCAATTGATCGACTCATACCGCGTCTTAACAAACTTATAGAACACAATAAAGCAATAGTTGCAGAGGCAAATGCATAGTGAAGTTAATGGTATACCCGCCTAGAAACAACGAACGTATGCAAGCGTATGTGCTACTATGCCCCTGCATAATTAAAATGGTGTCGCACGTTATACCAAAAGGAGCCTTATGTTACACTTTGCAGAATCTGCACGGAGTAAACCACACAAGTTAAAAATTGGTACGAAAGTGAAGGTACAAGGATATGTGCGCAGATTGTTGTGCCCTATTTTTGACATAACAGGTGGTTGGGTATTGGACAAACCAGTAAAGGGTTTTAAGTGTTGGAATGAGAAAGATATGATCGTAATCCCAAACAAGGAGAAAGAATGAAACGCGAAGATCTATTGCACGCACTTGAAATTGTCAGGCCAGGACTTGCAAGTAAGGAAATGATTGCACAATCAACAAGTTTTGCTTTTATTGACGATCGAGTAGTTACGTACAATGATGAAATATCCATCAGCCATCCGGTTGCCGGACTAGGCACAAAGATGAGAGGAGCAGTACGTGCAGAAGAACTGTACCAGTTGCTGTCACGTATTAAGAAAGATGACATTGTACTTGAGCAAGGAGACAAGGAAGTTACGTTAAAGGCAGGCAAGGCAAAGGCTGGCATTGTAATGGAAGCAAGAATTAAACTGCCATTGGATGATATAAGTAAACCAGACAAATGGAAGCCATTACCTGCTGACTTTGTCACAGGTGTAGAATTTGCTGTGCCGAGTTGTGCCAAAGATACCAGCCGACCAGTACTCATGTGTGTTAACGTGAGGAAGGATGGTTTTGTTGAAGCAACAGACAACTTTAGAATAACGCGGCATAAGATTGGAGAGATGCCTGTGACGTTTCTCCTACCTGCCGGTACAGCACGTGAGCTTGTGCGGTATCCTATCACCAAAGTAGCAAGTGGGAAGGGATGGGTCCATTTCAAGACGGATACAGACACAATCTTCTCCTGTAGGATCTACCAAGGTGAATTCCCAGATATATCATCCATTCTCAAGGTAGTGGGAACAGAAGTGGAATTACCTGTTACAATGACAGACGTGTTGGACAGAGCGGCTGTGTTTGCACAACAAGAAACGAAAGATGAGAACGTAACTATTGTTCTCGATGAAGGAAAGATGACCATCAAAGGTAAGAACCCCTTTGGGTGGTTTGAGGAAGCTATCAATATGCCTTATGAAGGAGATGGTTTTGAGTTTGCTATCAATCCTGCATTTCTTAAAACCATTGCTGGACAAATAAGAAAATGTGTAGTTGGAAAACGTTGTTTGAAGTTTACGGGACCTACTTGGGAACATGTTGTAGCACTTACGGCAATGGAGACTTAATGTGCCCATACAAGAAGGATTCTTTGATGATATACCACAAGTAAAGAAAGAATCCACAGGAACAACTTGTGGATCCTGTGGACTATATACACAGGTACTCTCCCCTCGAATGGAACCTTTCGGAGAGTTCAAACTGCGGATACTCAACGTAGGAGAAGCACCCGGTTGTATCTCTGGAGAATCTCTAGTAGAAACTGCCTATCGGAATAAACGAAAGTTTCCAAATGGAATTCCAATCAAAGACCTGGTTGGAAAATCCAACTTCTATGTCTACTCTTTTGATACTCAAAAACAAGAGTTGGCGTTAGGTAGAGTTAAACGAGTCTGGAAAACAGGTCGAAAGAGACTATATCGTGTAACCTACGAATGGTGGTATGCTAGAAAAAAGAGAAGAGAGAGATTACAGAATAGTATAGAAGTAACATTAAATCATCCGTTTCTTCTAAAGGAATGGATTCATCATGATCCCTTCTTAGGCCTACAAGAGGATCGAGACTATTTGTCAATTAAAGAGGGACTTACAATAGGCCATAGTTTACAACCTTTCCATAGAAGGCAATACAAATATAGTCAAATAGGATCTGGAAGTAGCAGTCTGAAAAAGGAATCTAGATTTTTACTTACCAATAAAATTGGTAAACCATTGACAGAAAAACAAGATTGTCATCACATGAATGGAGATAACTTGGATGATAGTTATGACAATCTACAATTATTGAGTAAAAGAGAGCACACTAGGACCCACCTCAAAATACGAGGGAATCCGATGGAGAATCCTATTCATAGAAGAACGCACGCTAAAATAATGAAAACATCTTGGTACCGTATCAAACAGAGTAAGATAATGTCAGACATGCTAAAAGATCCTATTCAATATAAAAGGAGGATAGAACAAATCCATAAATCCAATCCTGCTAGAAGTAGGACCCTCAAAGAAAAATATAAGGATCCCAATTTTTATTTCAAATACCTGAAGGCGCATCAAAGTGATCATGGATGGTCGGACGAAGATGTAAAGAAAAGGTTCGCAACTAAATTTCCGATTAAGGACAATCATAAAATTGTCTCCATTGAATATATTGGGATTAAAGATGTATATGATATGGAAGTAGAAACCTACCATAATTTCGCTGTAAATGGTATTTTTGTTCACAATAGCGAAGAGGACAGACGGGGGAAACAATGGCAAGGCAAGGTTGGACAAGTATTGCAGGAAGCATACAAGGAACTTGGATTTGATTTATTCAGAGACTGTCTAAACACAAATACCATCTGTTGTAGGCCAACAAACAAGGATGGCAACAGACCTCCCACTCCAAATGAAGTGTCCTGTTGCCGATCCAGATTACTCAACGTAATAGAGACCAACAAACCTCATGTCATTATGATGTTTGGGCAGCATGCTATTTCGAGCATAATTGGTCCACGTTGGAAAAGTGATTTAGGAACTATCAGTAAGTGGCGAGGATGGACAATACCAGATCGAGATCTCAATGCTTGGCTCTGTCCTACATTTCACCCAAGTTATGTAGAGCGTGGAGATAAAGAAATTAGAACAATCTGGATGCAAGACTTGGAACGGGCACTTTGTCTTGTCAACAAACCATTGCCAGAATATGAGGACGAGACACAACAGGTAGCGATTGTAAAGGACCTAAGTTTTTTGGATTCCTTGAAAGGTCCAGTTGCCTTTGATTATGAAACTACTGGATTGAAACCTCACGATACGTCTAAACATAAAATCATATGTATGGGCGTTTGTAATGATCCAAAGAGGGCCTATGCCTTTATGATGCCAGAGGACCCTACGCAACTAGACTGCATTCGCGCATTGTTGCAAGGGCAGCGTGGCAAGATTGCACAGAACATGAAGTTTGAACATACGTGGACGCACAACCTGTTAGGTTATGAAGTCAAACACTGGATATGGGATACAATGCTTGCAACTCATGTAATGGACAATAGGCCCGACGTAACAGGGCTCAAATTTCAAGTCTACGTGAATTTTGGAGTTGTGGATTATTCGAGTGAAGTAGCACCATTTCTTAAGGCCAAGGATCAGAAGAATGGGAACGCTGTAAATCAAATTGAGGCACTCACAACTTCTCTCACAGGGAAGAAAAAGCTGTTGAAGTATTGTGGAATGGATGCGTTATTTGAGTTCAGACTCGCAATGAAACAAATGAAGGAATTCAAGTATGACATTTACAGCCACTAATTTTGAAGCCTACCAACTTTTGCATAAAGGCATACTTGCATTTGCAAGAGCCGAGCAAGCAGGTATGCGCGTAGATACTGAATATTGTGAGCACAAACAGGCACAGTTGGCAAAGAAGATTCAATTCTTGGAAAGGGACTTCAAAGAGTCCAACTTTTATAAGCATTGGCACCATGTGCATGGTGCAAAAACGAATATTGACAGTAGTTGGCAACTAGCGAACATACTGTACGATGTGCGCAAAATAGAGCCTACCAAGACAACAGCACATGGAAAGGGGTCGACAGATGAAGAAGCGCTGCACCAACTTAATATTCCTGAAATACAACCTCTGCTAGATATAAGATCTCTAAAGAAACTTAAGAACACCTATTTGGAAGCATTTGTACGAGAGCAAGTAAACAACTTTATCCATCCGTTTTTTAATCTGCACATCCCGAAAACATTCCGTAGTTCATCCGATAGGCCGAATTTTCAAAATCTTCCCAGACGTGACGAACAAGCAATGAACATTATACGACGCGCCTTGTTTGCACGAAAGGGGCACCAAATAGGTGAAGTAGATTACAGTGGAATTGAAGTGAAGATTTCAACCTGTTATCACAAGGATCCTGTAATGTTGAAGTATATGAGAGATCCTGTAAGTGATATGCACAAGGACATGGCAATTGAGATCTTCCTGTTGGACAAACTGGACAAGAAAAATCCCGATCATTATGTTCTGCGGCAAGCAGCCAAGAATGGCTTTGTTTTCCCCCAATTCTATGGCGACTATTACGTCAATTGCGCACAGAATCTGACAGGCAGATGGTGTAAACTGCCTAAAGGTCGCTGGAATGATAGACATGGAATTCCATTCGAAGGTACAACTATTGCTGCTCATTTGATCAGTAAAGGCATTAAAAGTTATGAGAAGTTTGAAGAGCATATTAAACAGGTAGAGCGTAACTTCTGGTCCAGGCGTTTTAAGGTTTACCAACAGTGGAAAGATGATTGGTGGGAAGATTATCAGGACAATGGGTATTTTGACCTGTTAACTGGATTCCGATGCAGCGGCGTCATGAAGAAGAATGATGCCACAAACTATCCTATCCAAGGTAGTGCATTTCATTGTCTGCTCTGGTCATTCATAGAACTGGACAGAATACAGCGAGAGGAAAAGTGGGGCAGCAGACTAATTGGGCAGATACATGATGCGATTGTACTAGATATAGAACCTAGTGAAATGGAACACGTAATGAAAACTGTAAAGAGAGTGACGTGTGTAGACCTACCAAGAAAATGGCCGTGGATAATAGTACCGCTAGACGTAGAAGCAGAAGTGTGTGAAGTGGATCGGCCTTGGAACAAGAAGTGTGCATATAAGATTGCAGCGTAGGAGACTTTAATATGGATTATGGACGTTGGTCAGATAGAATTTGGACAAAGAAATCTCGTAACGATAGAAAGAAGAGGTTGCGGGAGCGCCAAGTTATTCCTATTGATCACAAAAGGGCTACGGAATCGCGCTTCCGTAGTTTTGTCAAGTCTGTATTTCGTGGAAGAGTAAAGGTATGAGTAATCCGAAAAGGGTGGACCTAATCAACAGGCACGTTTGCAAAAAATGTGGTGCACCTGCCGAGGTCTGGCAGACGTATAAAATGCCCATCATACCACTGTGTATGAAATGTTGGGCAGATGGACTTTACAGAAAGAAGGAGCCAAGCGATGAGTCTATACAACAGGTACAGACCCAAAAGTTTCGAAGAAATTGTAGGAAATGAAACAACATTAGCTTCACTAGAGGCGGACCTTGAAAAGAAAGATCCTCCTCATGCTCTGTTGATCCACGGCCCTGTGGGTTGTGCCAAAACTACCCTGGGTAGAATCATTGCAGCCAAACTAGGATCCGTAGGCGGTGACTTTAGAGAAATAGACAGCGCGGATTTTAGAGGCATTGACACTGTGCGAGAAATTCGCAAGCAAAGTCAGTTTAAGCCTCTAGAAGGAGAATGCCGTGTATGGTTAATCGATGAAGCTCACCGAATGACTTCTGACGCTCAGAGTGCCCTGCTTAAGGCGTTAGAGGATGCACCTGCACACGTCTACTATATTCTGGCAACCACGGATCCTGAGAAACTACTGGCAACGATAAGAAGCAGATGTTCCCAATATGTGGTTTCTCCACTTACAGACAAACAGATGTTTCGATTATTGCGTCGCATTGTAAAGGAGGAAGAAGAAACACTTGACCAGGAAGTAATCGATCAAATCATAATGGACAGCCAAGGACATCCACGAGATGCTATTCAAATATTGGACCAAACGTTAGCTGTCCCTGCGGAACAGAGATTGGAAACTGCAAAACGGCAGGCAGAGATTACACGCCAGACCATTGAGTTGTGCCGTGCGCTAATCGGCAACCAAGGTTGGAAAAAAGTAGCAAACATTCTGGTTGGGTTGAAAGAAGAGGAACCAGAATCAATTCGAAGATCGGTGCTCGGCTACTGTAGTGCCATATTGTTGAAGGAAGACAACATTGCAGCAGCTAAGGTTATGGAACAATTTATACCATCCGTGTACTACACTGGATTTTCCGGGATTACATTTGCATGTTTTAGCGCTGTTAAATTGATGTAAAAGAACCCCTTTTAATTTTTCTAAATGAAAAGTAGAAGTGTAGTATAATTAAAATAGCTTAAAAATTGTGCGATAAGGAGCTAGTATGGAACGGGAGTTGGATTACAAGAAGGACATGGCCATAGACCCGGATGCACTGGACGTTGAGTGGCTGCGACAGACAGAACTTGGTAGAAAATATGCCAAGCATTCTGCCATGTTGAAGAAACTTCAACGGGAGGCTGAGAATCGGGTTAAAGTAGTTAAAGCGGAACTGGTGCAACTGTGCAACGAATTTCCGCTTAAACACACAGGTAAAGAGAAACCTAACCTGATTGACATCGAGTCCTTTTATCGGACTCATCCAGACCACCAAAAAGCGAAGCAGGAATGGATTGATGCAACATACGAAGCAGAGTATGCAGAGATGGCTCAGAAAGAAATTAGTTACAGCAGAAAGGCTTCATTAGAGAACCTAGTAACTCTATTCACAGCACAGTATTTTGCTGGTCCTGTTGCACCGAGAAATTTAAGCAAGGAATGGGCAACAGAAAAGAATAGAGACGCTGCAGATGATGGAATCAATAAAGCTATGAAACGGAAACGCCCATGATATGGGAATTATTGCACTGGGTTGGAGCAATATTGGTCGCTATCATTTGTCTGTTTATCATCTTTTACACACTCAGTAGCATACAAATGATAGCTTGGATTAAAGTGTTGAGTCACCTAACTAAACGGGAGAAATCGAATCATGCCGAAGAGCATATTTTCAGGACAAGTAGCGGACAACGCGAAGGAACAAAAGAATAGAACAAGCCAGTACGGTCACTTGAGTCTTCCTCGTGGTATTAACTTATTTCAAATGGCAGGTGGGGATCGAGTTTCCCTAGATTTTCTACCTTATAGGGTCACGGATCCTAAACATCTTGATCGAAAGGATGAAAGGAACAGAGCAATACCTGGTTCCTTGTGGTACAAGCATCCATACAGATTGCACAGAGGAATTGGTGCAAACAACGAAAGTATAGTTTGCCCAACGTCCATTGGACGTAAATGTCCAATATGTGAATTCCGGAAGAAATTAGTAGCAAAGAATGCAGACAAGGATGATATTCGGGCAGTCAACGCTAGCCTTCGAAATCTGTACGTTGTTGTGCCCTTGGACCACAAGGAATACGAGAAGAAACCTCACATTTGGGACATTTCCCAATTTCTCTTCCAGGACATGCTTATTGATGAACTCGGCGAGGATCCAGAATCACGAGAAATCTTCCCTGATCTTGAGGAAGGACTAACATTAAAGATACGCTTTTCTGAAGAACAGATGGGTAAGAATAAGTTCGGGAAAGCAAGCAGGATAGATTTCGTAGAGCGGAAGCACCAGTATACAGAGAAGATTCTTAAAGAGGTTCCAAATCTAGATGAGATCCTACATTTCATCACTTATGATGAAATACTGGAAAAGTTCCTGGAAGAGGATGAGGACAAACCCAAGTCCAAAAGTGAGGACGAAGAGGACGAGGCACCCGTACGTACTCATCCATCTCGTCACGACAAAGAGGACGATGAGGAGGAAGAGGAAAAGGAACCTGTTCGTCCGAAACGCAGGGTTGCAGACGATGATGAAGATGAGAAACCAGCAAAGAAACGACGTGTTCCCCCTCTCGTAGATGAGGATGAAGCACCAGTTCGCCCAAAGCGCAGAGCGGTTAAGGACGACGACGAAGAAGCACCTGCGCCAAAACAAAAAGGAAAAGCAAAAGCAACGGAATGTCCTAGTGATTACGTTTTCGGAAAAGACTGCGACAAGTACGAAGAATGTGACAAATGTCCAGTTTGGGAAGATTGTTTTGAAGCAAAAGACGCAATGAAAGGTAAAACAAAGGTAAAAGAAGATGATGATGACGAGTAAGAATGGCGATGTTTTTAAGGACGAGTCGTTTACGGGAGGATTCGTCCCAAGACGACTCGCCGATCAACTTGGACTTATGGCAGTTTTTCACAACACGACACGATCCGCTTTGCTACGTAATTTACTGGAAGAGAACCTAATGGGCGGAAATACGGTCGTGTCTGCCATAAAGTCCATCGGCAAACGATTATACAAAAGGTGGTTGGCTAATGGAGAACCACTCAATGCATTTAAGGAAGGGGTGGTCGTAAAATTAAAGAGGAAGAAGTTATCCGACCAATTCATTAAGGATATTCTAGAAGAGGTAGATAGGTGCTATGCAAAGGACCAAAATGAGTGATCAGATGAAGGACTATGCTCAAAAGAAGGAAGAGAGTAAGTCCAAAGAAGTTATGATTAGCACTGGGTCTACACTATTGGATCTTGCCATTAGTGGGGAAGTCTGTCGAGGAGGCGGACTTCCCGGTGGCTTACTTGTTGAGATCTTTGGCCCAAGTGGTTGTGGCAAAACGGTCCTATTATGTGAAATTGCCGGTTCCGTACAAAGGCAAGGTGGGGAAGTTAAATTCTTCGATCCAGAGGCAAGACTCAATAAAAGATTTGCAAGGTTGTTTGATCTGGATACAAATGTCATGACCTACGACACACCAGATACCGTAACAGAGGTCTTTGCTCCTGTGCGAAAATGGGCACCATTAGGGCAAGGAGTAAATGGCATCTTTGCTGATAGTCTTGCAGCGCTATCCACAGATATGGAAATGGACGATCAAGACAAAATGGGCATGCGCAGGGCTAAAGAATTTAGTCAACAATTACGGCAAACATGTAGGATCATCAAACAGAAGAATTTCCTGATGGTCTGTAGCAACCAGGTGCGTATTAACGTTAATGCAGGTCCCTACGAACAGAAGTACCTGACTCCAGGTGGAGTCAGCATTGGATTCTATGCCAGTATAAGATTGCGTTGCAGTAATCCACAGAAATTGAAGCGTGAGAAGACTTTGCCAAATGGTAAAACAGTCTCACGAGTGATAGGAGTCGAAACAGATATTGATGTTTACAAGAACACGGCAGGTAAACCATACCGTACGGCAACTGTTCCAATCATATACGACTACGGAATAGACGACATACGGCAAAATCTACAGTTCATAAAAGACTGTACCAAGACAAAGCAGTATATGGTACAGGACCGTACCCTAAGCAACAGTCTTGAAAAGTCCTGCCAATTGATTGAAACGAATAAGTTAGAACACAAGTTACGAGAACACGTAATTGACTTGTGGGAAGAAGTAGAAGCAAGATTCGTTCAAGAAAGGAAACCAAAAAGAGGCTAATCATGCCACAGAAACTCAACGGTTTGTTCACAGAATTGACTCGTAAGAAAGCATACTACGAGGATCAGATCAAGAAAATTGACGCTGTCCTAACTTCACTTCGTGGTATAGACGGCATACAAGAAGAGCCGACCCAAGTGTGGGTAAAAGAAACTACGCCATCAAAGATAAAGTACATGCAAGGTAAACTACATCCGTATGACTTTGTGCGAGATTATATTCGCCATAAAGGAAAAGAAGTGCGGATGAAAGAATTGTTTGCAGAGTATTTCCAAACAACGAATCAAGTAATGCCTACAAATCCAAAAGAGAAACAGAGAAAATACAATATCTTCTCTTCCTATTTTGCAACCGCGAGGATAAAGAAACACGGATTTATTCGCAAACTATACAAGTTGGAAGGAATAGGCCAAGAGGTGTACATCAACGTAGACTCGGCTATAAAGTTGCAAACAGGAAAAGTGGAACAAGCCCCACATAATGTGATTAAGGAGATCGTATAGTGAAACGAACCAAGTTCAAGAAGAAAAGAATCAGCGTAGGATCAGCAAAAGCCAAAGGTAGAGAACTTCAAAAATGGGTGTGCCAAAAGATATCCGATCTCACAAGTTTTCCGTGGGGCAAAGATCAGCCAATAGAAAGTCGTCCTATGGGACAAAGTGGTGTTGACGTACGATTAGAAAAATCAGTTCTAAAGTTGTTTCCGTTCAGTGTTGAAAGCAAACGATGGGAAAACTGGTCTGTCCCCTCATGGATTGAACAAGCTCGCAAGAATCAACTATCCAATACAGACTGGTTAGTTATAATGAGAAAAAGCCATAAGCCGCCCGTCATAGTGATGGACGGCGAAGCGTTTTTCAGACTTCTCGAAAAGGTTAAAAAGCCATGTGGGGACTCATCATAACAGGTTTAGTTTGTATAATGGTACCATTGTGTCTAGTTGCATTATGGGCATATTGTGCAAGCAAGGATATAAAGACATACGACCAAACATATCTTTACAAAGAAATGCCCAAATCTTGCAAGTATTATGAAGAGATACAAAAGCGGAGAAACAGGGGAGTATAATGCTATGCACCCGCGCAAGTTCGTTGGACTCAGGCTGGTAGAAGGCAAGGAATTTTTGTGTAATCGTAGCATTTTACAGGACTTACGGAAGAGCGTATGATTTCAAAAATAATCATAAGAAATTTTCAAAGTCATAAGAAAACAGAACTCGAATTGCACCCTAATGTAAATGTAATCATTGGATCGAGCGATGTTGGAAAAACGGCCATAATCCGTGCCTTGCGATGGCTAGTTTGGAATAGACCTAGTGGCGATGCCTTTCGTTCTACTTGGGGAGGGGATACAAAAGTTGCTGTAGAGCTAGACAAATTGGTAAGAGTGGAAAGATCAAAAGGAAAAGAGAACCTTTACCACCTAGACAATACCAAGTTTAGCGCCATCAAGACGGATGTGCCAGAAGAGATTGCTCAAGTGCTTAACCTAAATGATATTAATCTCCAACAACAATTCGATCGTCCATTTCTGTTGGATGAGAGTCCTGGTGCTGTAGCGGCCTTCTTCAACAATATTGCACATTTAGATATCATTGATAATGCAATAAAGAACGTTCAAAGTTGGATTCGTGAAATCAATGTGGACATCACGATGAACGAAACCATTGTCGAGGAAAGGACAGAATCATTAAAGGAATTTGAAAGATTGGATGAACTCGATACAGAACTAATAGAACTAGAACACCAGGTAACTAGACGCAACAAACTAGCAACCAATGTGAAGAAGATAGAACAGGTCCTAACTCATGTTTTTATTGCAGACAAAGCAATAACTCAGTATAATACTCTGCTGCAACACGAGTTAACTGTTGATAGTTTGCTCGCCATGGTAGTTGCCAAAAAGTCAATAGTGCAGGATATAGGAAAACTCAAAGAGCACATCGTTCAAATTGACCAGACACAACGCAATCTTAAAATAATAGAATCAGAAGTAGAAAAACGACAACATGAGTTTGATCGGGATTTTCCGAGTGTATGCCCTCTCTGTGGGAAGGCAAAATGAAAAGAACAAAAGGTGTAGAAGTATCCGCCATTCTGACTAGCGATTGGCACCTACGTGAAACAACTCCTATCTGTCGCACAGATGATTTCCAGGAAACACAATGGTGCAAAGTTGCCTTCGTTGCCCAATTGCAGACCAGATACGACTGCCCCGTACTACATGCAGGGGATTTATTTGACTATTGGAAACCGAGTCCTCATCTGTTAAGCGTAACGCTCCAACTCCTCCCAAATAAGTTTCACACAATTTATGGCCAGCACGATCTCCCCCAACACAGTTTGGATCTACTGCACAAGAGTGGAATCTTTACGCTCTACAATGCGAATAGACTCAAAGTTTTAGGAGGCACTCATTTTGGTCAGGATCTTACGCGAGAGTCTGAAATAATTGGACAGCGCCGTATCCTGGTATGGCATAAATTAGTTTGGACTAAAACACCACCTTGGCCGGATTGTAGGGAGATGCGAGCAGAAGATGTGTTGCGTAAATGGCCACAATACGAACTCATTGTTACGGGGGACAATCATAAACCATTTGTTGTCTACGGAGAAAAGAACATATTAGTTAACCCTGGCAGTTTAATGAGACAAACGGCAGATCAAACAGACCATAGGCCAAGAGTTTATCTTTGGTATGCAAAGTCTAATACTGTTGAACCTATATATATACCAATTGAGAAAGGAGTGATTTCTAGAGAACATATCGAGAAGAAAGCAGAACGAGATTTGCGTATTGAGGCTTTTATTAGTCGTTTGAGCGATGATTGGAAAGCTGGTTTGTCATTCGAAGAAAACATGGGTATGTTTTTAGTAGAGAATGAAGTGAGTTCAAAAGTGAGAGAAATTATTCAGAGGTCGCTTGATGAAAGAACAGGAATTACTTCAACTTAAAGAACGGATCACGAATGCCAAAGCAAAGGTAAATGAACTAAAGGGCAGGCACAATTACCTGATGCAAGAACTAGCCCAACAATGGGGTTGCAAAACGGTAGCAGAGGCAGAAGCCAAAGTAAACAACATGAATGCAGAGATAGTAAAACTAGATGCACAAATCAACGTAGGTCTAATTAAACTAACCGAGGAGATAACCAATGAAACCACGTAGAGTAGTTGTTGAAATTGAAATGGAAACCGCAGCTAGAGTCAAAGAAATAAAGTGGACTTACCAAATGCCACTAACTGTTGACAATGATTACATCACACCAATTCAGGTGCAAGTGAATGTAATCCGTCAACCGGAACCTAAGCCCAAGCGGAGATAACTATGGGCCTCATGGAGTGGTTATTCAACAAGACTGAGACGAAACCTATTCCATTAACTTTCAAGAAGGAGTACAAGATGGACTTCAAAGAATTTACGGAGAAGTTCCGTGGAGGAACTAATCCAGACACCGGCAACAGTTGGGTGTTGATGGGCGATGTGCCCGTCATGGCCAGGCTAGCCGGTGTGTCTTCAGACACGGTAGAATCTTGGATCAAGTTCTGGTTTGAAGTGCAAGTGATGCCCCTGTTCAAGAAAGAGAATCGCATGCCTACAAACGGTGAGATCATCACCGAGTGGAACTTTAGACAGGGTATTCCTGGGCCACCAACAGTAACAGCACCCGTTGGCGTAACTCTAACTCCGAAAGATCCGGCAACGAGTATATCAACGCCATTTGGCCTAGTTGGTCGCGCTACTAAACCAGCTGGCCTTACACTTATTGGTCAATACACGCCAGACCAGTATGAAGAATTGATGCACCACATACTGTGTGAACATGACACACTGGCAAAGCAGGTGATGGCAGCACCAGCGGTGCCGAAGGCTCTTACCGTTTCGGTGGTAACTGACTACCAACAACAGTCGATACTAACGTGGCCGTTCCAGAAAGTTATTGAACTTTGGGACGCGCTTGCACACAAAGGTTAAACTTATGGGGCAGGATCGTGAGTCCCGATCAGCGATCTCTTACTTGGCTTGCGAGAGATTGACCATGATGGCCGACCTTTTACTGTTCTTTTCTGTCGGTCGTAGCGGTGCGTTGCCGCTGCCCTGCCCCTACCCATTTTATGGCGAGGGAAGCGTAATGAAACGCCTTGTTCTAGGTGCAGGAGCGCAGGGAACGGCCATGGCCGGTATTACCGCCTCAAATGACTGCAAGCCGGTATCGAACCCGGCCCCTTGCCCACTCAACAGGAGAATGAAATGAAACCAAGACAAGTGATTTTGTTGATTGAACTTAAAACAAACGAGAAAATTTCAGAGCTGAAAGACGCAATAACGGATGCATTGAATTATGAAGCTGGTGACCGTATAACAATG